GGGTTCTTAACCGAGGGTTCTTAACCGAGGGTTCTTAACCGAGGGTTCTTAACCGAGGGTTCTTAACTGAGGGTTCTTAACCACGTTTCCTTGTATGAGACCGTTTACCACCTAGCAATAATGTAGCAGTATAATTAGTTCTATTATAATTAGCCATTGTATTAGGAAGTATGAGGCCAGGCTTTCCATTTTGTGATAGAAAAGGTATCAATAAAGTCTTGTCCTTGAGTTCTGAAAAAACACCAGTAGCCTTGTTATAAGAATAAACTCTTTTATAAATCTCAGGGTCCAACACATCAATTTGTTTAACCATATTTATTTCTTTCCATAATTCATCATATCTTGGATAATCTTTAATAAAATTAATTGCATCCCAATAGCATTTTGCTGTCATTGGGCTACAATTACGTAAAAGCAAATGCCTTACGACCTTATTTTTTTTTCTCTTATGTGCCATATACAATAATGATTCGCCCTTGTGTGAAGTAGATTTAAACGGATGTATTGGCCCATTATAATTTTCTAATGCAGTTAATGTTTCATCATCAGTACCATTATATAACATTAAATCAATAAGATAATTGGGACTATTAAGAGCAGGCATCTTGGAACGATTCGTACCAAATAACCCCCACGTTTGACTAAATAATGTAGAACCACCTGTCTGTTTCTTTGTTTTCCTAGTCATCCTATTTATCTTTATTTTTTAAAAACAAAGATAAATAAAATAAATACCATAGTTTACATGGGCATATTTGCTGCGCAAGTACCATCAGGGCCCTTCGACTGTCCAGGAGGGCATGCATTCATTTCAACATTCGTATGACCAGTACCAGACATAAATCCCTCAGGATATAGCATTTGCAGTACAGTCTTGTGAACCAGACCATATACTACCGCAAAGACTACAGCGTGGACCGCAGCCACAGCCAGCTTAGAACCTCCAGGAGGCAGACGCAGAAGAACACCGGGCGTTAATACAAAAAATAGTACAGCAGTAAAGAGACTCATCCACAGATACATCTTATACTTATGATTCAGAATTAATTTCTAATAAGACTATTAATAAAGACTTTAACCATCTCAACATTGTATTCAGCCGAATACTCTGAACCAATACGGAGAACAGGCAGTTCAGAAGAATCTAACCAGGCTCGATGTTTTTGATCTAACTCATTCAAATATTCAAGAGAAACTGTTTCACCGGGTCTACCACGATCCATAATCCGTTGTGCAGAGACCTCTGGCCCCGTTGTAAGAAAGATAATTCCATTCAGAGGAACCTGAGAAGAATAATCCTCAAACATCTTGAGATACAGAGCCCATTCAACCTCAGAAATATGACCTGCTTCTTTTAACATCTGGGCAAATACGTACCGAGATGTTAGAGCCGAGCGTTCAGTTACAATAATCTTGTTTGAATCTAGAACATTTTTTACCGCATTTACCAAAGTCTGAATAGCATAGTTCTGGAATGTAAAAGCCCACCGGCTCTTGTCTTGATAAAAGAGTTCAAGAATTGAATGACCATCATACTCTTTCATCCACTCCTCTACGGGTTCTAACACAATCTCGTATTCAGGACAAGAAATAGCCAGTGCCTCCAGAAAGGTCGTCTTTCCAGAACCAATGTTACCTTCAAGACTAATAATCATTACTTAATACCAAGGCATAAACCTGCAGTCAAATTTAGGCGTGCATAATAATTTCAGAACACTGTGAGCCATTTATAGCATTTTCACCTTCGTGAGCCAAATGTATAATCTTCAACTCTGCCTTTCTCTCAAAACGGACCGCGCGCCCTATAACTTGTTTTTCTAACTCCGTGTTCATACGGTGATATAAAACCACGTGAGTCGCTGCCTCCAAATTTATTCCCGCACCTACATGACGAGCATTCATGCATAGAACCCGTATAGTTCCATCACTAAATTGATTTCTTAATCGTTCCACTCTTGCTCCTGAACCAGATAAAAGTTCACACCGTATTCCATTGACCGACAAGAGTTCTTTAAGACCTCTGAAAGAGGCTTCGTGGGCCGAAAAAACAAGAAATCGGTCATTTTCATTTGATGCTAATAAACGTTCTAACAGTGCTGTAGACTTGGTAGGCAAAGATATAGCAGATTCAGTATTAGTATCTTTTTCTCCTACTACTAACAGTTCCGATATTGATGCTATAGGTGTCCGACACAGAGGGCATGCCTGTCTAGATTTCATGCACTCACATAAACAAGATAGACAGAATGAATGCCGACAACAGGGAGTTAATGTTGGAGTCTGAGGAGGTTCAAAACAGATAGGACAAGATTCCTGACTAGCTGACTTGATACGGGCCTCGAGAGACTCAAGTTGTTCACGGAGACGGACTACTTTTTGTTCGGCCTTTTCAATGGCCTGGAGTTTAATAAGAGGTGTCGAATAATCCATTGTTCGTTTAAATTCTAGAAGACGCTCAGCCTGGGCAAGATCTCCCCGCAGACTCATTGTTACACGGTCAACCAATGTCTCTTTGGTAGTAGTCTTGAGACCAAGTGCATCGAGTGCACCGACCGTATCTCCTGCATGAAGAGCCTCCATAGCTGCCGCCGAAATATATCCGCTGAGAATACTCAGATTTGCGGGAGTCTTACATAAAATTGTCTCGTGGGAAATTACAGGTCTTGCTAGACTCTCATTAATCCAAAGATCATTATTTTTAATAAGAATTTGTGTAAATGCACTGTTTCGAGTATCTGAAAGAGTATGATAAATAAAACCATATCTGGACTGTATACCTGGAATAATTCCGGATCCGAGTGCAACTTGATAATCTTCTGGCAAATTATTCATGCTGTAACTGTGAATTCCTGATGGAAATAACATATTAACCCACGAAGCCGAAATGAACCAAGTAAAACGGGCCGATATGTCTCCGTGTCGTACCGTACATATAATTGAGTCGGCCTCGTCTACAAAAAGACGGGACCATATAACTCGTGAAAAATCTGGAAAAATAGCCATGAATTTTTTGAGCATAGTGGAACTAACCAGAATTATGTCAGAACGTAGTAGATCTACCATTGATTTTTCACAGTCCTTTGTTCTCTTGATAATAGAAGCATTCAAGGTGGTCTGGTCTTTGATATAAGACTCCCATTGGGGACATACATTGTGTGGTACAATACAAAGAGATGCTCGTGTATAGACTTTGCGATCTTCTGAACCACTAATATCTATTATGTCTGTAACAGATGGCATATGTTTAATACTCACGATAACAGAATCCTGATACTCATTTCCATTACGAATGATAAGACTAGATGTTTGAGGTGGATCTTCCTTTACCAGTGAAAGTGCAACCAGACTTTTGCCAGCTCCTACACGGTCAGCCAAGATACCATACTTAGTAAGAAGCTGGGGATTCGATGTTAGACTACTCAGATTAGAACATGTCTCTAGTTTTTTTGCTGCGGCTAACAGAGTAAGTTGATGAGGTCTCAGAGTAGTAGTAATCCAGGATGGTTGTGTTGCTTGTACACTTTTATCTGTAAGTTGATTATGTAATGATGATGCAATAAAATCACGAAGTTCTCTTCGATAATCTGACATTATATTTTAGATTATAATAGACTTGTTTAAACTTGACGCAACGGTATCATAAAATATGATGAATAAGATGGACAATGAAGACGTAACTCTGTTGGAAATTATCGACTTTGAGAATCGTGTATGCAAGGTTGTAAAGGCACAAACGAATTCTGTATATACCATTGGTGAAATTGTGGTAATTGTAGATGGTCCCTCCCTAGTCGATTACAAAGACTGTGGTCAAGTTAAGTTTATATTAAAGAAAGAAAATGGTACTGAGTCGGTAGAAACTGTTGACGCATTCACATGCGACTGTACTGAGGAGACGCGGTCAAGATGGCCAAATCCTACAAATGATCCCAGTGTAGGCCTAGGTATTCCATCATTTCGGATTGCTCCTAAAGGCACGACAGATAAGTAGAAACAATGTCTCGTCCATTTGTATCTGTATTAACTCCAACATATAATAGACGTTTATTCATGCCATCAGCCATAGCCTGTTTTAAACAACAGGACTATCCTATGGACCGCATGGAATGGATTATTTTGGATAATGGAACGGACCAAATAGATGACATGATTCGGGATTCAGGACTAAAAAATGTTCGGCACATTTCTATTACAGATCGCAAAGTAAAGATTGGTGAGCTGCGGAATATTTTGAACAGAGAGGCTAAAGGTGATATTTGTGTATGCATGGATGATGATGATTATTATCCTCCAGGACGCGTACGAGATTGTGTAAAAGTTCTTTTGGCTAATAAGTCTAAGAATATCGAGGTTGCCGGTTGTTCCGAAGTTCTACTGTACTACACCGACAGACACGAGATATGGCGGATTGGCCCATATAATCAGAATCATTGTACAAATAATACAATGGCATATTTTACATCATATGGAAAAGCCAATCTATATGATGAAACGGTGGTTATGGCCGAGGAGAAATCATACTTGAAAGACTATAAGACACCAATGTTTCAAATGAAGACACAGGACCATCTATTATGCATATGCCATTCTACAAATACGTTTGATAAACGGAATCTCTTACTGCAAGTGAATCCTAAACTTGTTAAGACTAACTTGAAGTTATCACAAATTGTTAAAGATAAGTCTGTAAGAGAGTTTTATATGAGTCTGAAAGATGAGACAGCACGGACACCTATTATTGTACCTGAACATTTGAGGCTGCGTCAGCAGGAGCAGAAGAATCCCTAGCTAATCCTCTAGCTTGTTCATACACATCTTCAGGAACATACGGCCCATCCGAACTAAGATATGTTTTAATAAAATCTATATACTGTCTATTATCTTCAATCTTGACAAATGGAGCTAAGAGTAAGTTAAATCCTATATTTTTTATTAACCAAATAGGATACCATTCATCAGGAGAAGATATTGTACCTTCAATCAAAGGAAATAGACCAAAATAGGGCCGACCTCTCATAAAAATAAGAGCATAAATAAACACAATCGGCCATAATGAAACCGCAACAAGACCTACTAAAAATCGCATAGCAGAATGATGGTGTATGTTAGCATTCATCATAATAGAAATGGGTAGAGGAAAAATACCCAGATTTATAGCAAGCAAGGCTCCTGCCGATAAGCCATGAATAGCAGCCTTTTTAAATTTAACAGAAGGATCATCTTCTTGAATACCAAAATTTTGAAACCAATCTTTAATATCCGTTCTCTTTTTAGAAAACGTCACCAAAAAATTGTCAAGAAGATTAGTATTAAAGTTTGATTCAGTAAATGAGTTCATTATATCCGGTGGCATTTCAGCATTCAAAGTATTATATAGGTTTTTTACATCTTTTATTGAAGGATGTTTCTTCTTTTTAACAAATAAACCCATTCCCCTATACACTGCGATAGAAATCTTTATGTTAGAATAAACTTGACGTTTAAAACTACTTTGATTCTATAAGTATGAACTACATCCTAGATTATTGCAAGACACAGAAACCAGCACTAATCTATTTTGCAATAGGCTGTGCTACTAATCCCGAACAACAGTGTCCCTCATTTGTCAGTGAATGGCCAGGAAAGAAGATATGTATCTTAATGGATCCTTTACTTGAGTCTCCTCCCAATTATTTTAAGAATAATGGTATACATTCTAATGCTGACATGGCTGTAACAGGTAATACTATATTCTTCATTAAAAGAAAATACTTTGAAACACCATTTATAAGCCCTATCCCGGGCTTTTCAAAAGACCCACAATTATCAGCAGATGATATGAAATTCTTATATAATCTGTGTAATCTAACATGTTCAACTACTCGTCTTATTGTTCAAGACTATTCGGGTAGAAATATTTCAGAGTTTTATCCTGATAATCCGACTAAAGAAATTCTTGATAATATCCTCTTTGATGTTACATACAATGAAGGAGGATGTTTTATTGACTTTACAAAGGTTCAGATTCAAAGAAGATCCGATGGTTCATTTATTCACCCAGAGTTTGAACCCCTGGCTAATCTCCGGAGTTCTAAGCTACTGCCGGTAATGCAAAAAAAAAGGAAAAGTCCGCTGTGCTATTTTATCCATCGTCTGTATCAGTCATTAATTGGTGCAAAAGAGGCCCGTGATTGGTGTTCACCTACAAAAATTCTGGAACATATGAAACCACTTTGTCAAATCTATAAGACTCCATGGAAGGCTGATAAGGACTCTATACATACTCTCTTGAAAGTGGCTCTAACTGATTTCTGTTTATCTGCAGACCAATATCTATCAGATTCTGATATGGATGAAATAATAGAAAAACCGGACCAATACACGGAGACTATTAACATGCTGTGTTTAGAAGAAATCTAAGAATATAGTAAGATGCCGTTTTCTAAGAAATCTATTAGATTGGCAAAGTGGATTTATTGGATAGTTGGTCTTTTTGTACATCTATGGCTATGCTACACGCTGTTTACCATGAACCGCGCTATTACGGCAATTATATGGTTAATTCTGGGTCTGGTTCTTTTGTCCGTCATGTACATATACTATTTTTCATCTGCAGATTCTAGTTCTACTTGGCCTCCGTATATAACGGTATGTCCTGATTATTTAACAAGTGTTACCCAGAAAAATAATGCAGGTGCGGAAGTGATGGGATGCTTTGACTTAGTTGGACTAAATAATCCCAACATTAATAAGTCGGACCCCAATAACTTAACACCGCCTGATAACACGTCTTATTCTAGATTTGCCTTTGATCCTAGTGGAACGGTTAATCAGAAGATTACTAATGCTCGTGTGAAGGGTCTGACTTGGCAAGGTCTCTTTTAGAGACCGAACCCAACGCTACCAAGCAAGGTCTCTTTTAGAGACCGAACCCAACGCTACCAAGCATTCTCGTTCATATATAAACATTCAAACATCTCATACTAATAATGGAATGGAGTCCGTTGCTCCATAAAGAACACTATGATGCCCTCTTAGCCTGGATAAAGAAACCGGATAAGAAGGCAGCATTTTTATATGGTCCACCAGGTGTAGGTAAGACTACACTAGCCCATCGTCTAATTGAAGACGCCGGTCTCAGAGCAGTTGAATGCAATGCAAGTCAATTCAGACACAAGGCCGCAATGTCAGATCTCATAGAACCTCTATTAAACTCTGCAAATGTAGCCGATTTTTTCAGACCAGAAGGACATCGTGCACTCGGAGTTATCTTAGATGAAATAGATGGTATGTCAGTAGGAGACCGTGGTGGTTTATCAGAATTAGTGCGCATTTTAAAAGATTATAGTGGGCCTAACATAATTATCTGTATATCAAATGAATGGCAGGAAAAACGATATCAACCACTTATGCGAATCTGCATGTGTCGCGAAGTACAAGCACCAGATATTCCAACCTGTGCTAAGTGGATGGGTGTTACTGTTGAAACAATTGCACCTATGTGGAAACACCATCGCGGTGACCTCCGCAAACTTCTACAGAATAACAGTTCACCAAATATAGACAATGATATACATCGTGGTTCGACAGTACAGGACTTAGTGTTAAGATTGTTGGCCGGTGAATTAGATATTCAAGAAGACTTACACCTGGATAACAATGACTTGAATCTAGCGGGCCTCCATCTTCATGAGACATTACCAGATTGGATCCGTGAAAATTATACCCACAATCACTGGTCAATCTACTATGATTGTCTATCAAGTATAGCAACATCGGACCGCCAGGATTATTACACCTTTTTTCATCAACACTGGAGTCTGTTTCCACTTTCATTTCAGAGTAAGTTACAAGCTGTAAATAATCGGCTCTTTGTCCAAGATCATCCAAATAAAAATGGAAAATCGTGGAAATTTCAATATACCGCCGTTTTAGCAAGACAATCATGGCTTTTTAATCAATTTAAGTACTTATGCGAACTCAGAGATTGTTTAGAAACAGAGGCCGGTTTTCGGGAAGGAGGATTAGAAATGGCTCTGTGGACAGCATCACTTCTTAATACAATAGAGAGTGATGGTTCTCATTTAATGGCTGAACCCGGTTCTCTTGTAAAAGAGAATGCAGTGGCCAAAGACAGAGTTCAGAGATGGTTAAAAACTCTTGTTGTACCCACTATTCCTCCTTTGATTTCATAACCGATTGTAATAATTTTACACTGGGTCTTTCTTTGTAAATTAAGATGTATGCAAATATTACTAACAATGTTCCAATAATAACTCCTGATGCATCTATTGCAGGATGAGACAAGACCTTGTAATGTGCACTAATATATTTTTCAACATAAAAGGATACAACAATAGAAATAGCAGCGGATATACCACCATTTATAATAGGAACTGTCTCCTGGTCAATACTTGGAATAGTTTTCCACAAAGAGTTAAGACTATCTTCGACAAAAAAGAAGTTGAGTGCATCTATAATACCAAATGTTATAGATGCAATCATACTGATAAGAATTATTGAGCCTGCCTGCATCTTCATACTCTACGGGAAGAAAATGTCAATGTAACCGACCCTCCATCGGCTTCAAACTCGGCCATTTTTTCTTCGTATAAGAGTCGGCCTCTCTCTTCTGGGTCCATCTTGGTCTGCTCCCACTGTGTCAAGAATTCTTGAAAGAGTTGAATTTCAGTGTCAAGAGTCTTGATTTTTTGAGTAGCAACCAGGATTCCTTGTTCGGCACCTTTCTTGTCTTTTGTCACAAGTGCCGGCCCTCTCCATCCTCGTGCCTGTTTCTCCGCAGCGTCAATAGTCTCTTGATGCTGGGCAATGGTGGCCTCTTCCTTTGTTTTGTCTTTTAGAAGAGATGCTAGAATACGACACGTAGTTCTAATGTCATCGTCCCACTTGTGATTATCGTCCTCAACACCATCGATATACTTTTGCAGGAGTTCAGTCATTCTGACGCCGTATACAGCTTGGCCCCGGTAGCTAGGTTCAACTTTTTTACCTTCGGTTCAATTCTCTTACCTTCGGTTCAATTCTCTTACACCAGCATCAAGAATACGGATAACAGCCGATATGTTAGAACACGTAGACTGAAATTCAGTTATAGGAAGATGCGTTGAACGGTCATTGTCCATAAAAATAACAGGTATGGCCCATGTTTTTACTGCAGGATTGTATCGTATAAATGTTTCACGGCTAGTATATCCATAATCTATAGTCCATTCAGGCTGACCTTTACCTCTTACTAAGAATGGGCTGTTAAGGAGTGTAACAAGTTCAGGAACTTGTTCAGCTAAAGACATTGGAAACACTTTGTGATAATCAAAATATGCATCTCGGTCATCTTCGGCCTGACTCTTATGGTTAGAACAAAAATATATTCCATATAAATGTTCTACAAGAGCACAACCAATCTTAGGTTCTTTACAGTAATAACAAATAAGAGGTTGAAATGTTAGACGTCGGGGCATCATTCTATTAAAATCTATGAATAGAATAGAAACATCTAACCACACTCATGCAATAGAATTTTTTGTAGTCGAATACTAGGGATGATACTTTTGCTCATTATTTTAATTGCTCTTACTTTTCTATACTGGATTCAGATAAGTAAATCTACTCGTAGAATAGTTTTAACGGAGGCTTATGTTGACTATATTACTGCACTAGAAGGACCTGTTGCACTCAAAGACTTTTTGAAAGTCAAGACGGGTCTAACATCGATGACTGCAGAATCATGTGCCGCCGCCGACGCGGGTCGTCAAGGTGAACTTGGAGGTCAGTACGTTCAAAGAACAAATAATTATCGACGAGACTACCCGGACTCATGTTCGTCCCGCAGTGATTTTGTAGGTTCTATATATCAACCAGTTGCTCTTGGGTCGATAGTACCATGCGATGGTGACTGTTAAAAAATATATGTGTATAATAGAAATGTCTATGTTTGATCCTGTAACTGCTGTAGGTGCAGGAGTCCAAAAATATACGGATGTAAAAGAGGGATTTAAAGAACGTTTAAATGGCACACTTCCGCCTGGTTCTATTCCATTTTCGGACCCAACAGGAAAACCTACTGGAGTATTTTTTAATGAAGGAACTGGTAAATTTTATAAAAAGGTAGGATTTCTATGGAAATCATGGAAAGAGTTTCCTACAAAAGAGGCTGCAGAAAGTGCCAGTGGCGGTTTCAGACAGGGCCGTAGACGTAGTCATAGACGTAGTAACAGACGTAGACGTAGTCAAAGAAGGTCAAGAGCCTAACCAACCAATATGTTGAATTATCTCAATTGCCGACTCCCGCCTAGATAAGACCTCTGCCCAGAATGTTTCAGCTTCTGGTTGACCAACGGTATTCCACCATGTACTATTCCTGAGAACGGTACGTGGAGACCATGATTTTAAAGACCAAAGCGATGATTCTAGAAGAGGTTTGTCTGAAACAGGAGGAACAATGTCAGCCAGATTTTTTACCGGTCGACTATATTCATAAGTCCATGTAATAGGATCTTCTAGGACTCCATATACATTGATTTGTCCGCACCAGCCTTCAGGAATCTCTATAGTTCCAACATGTCCTTGAATGAATTGGGCCTCTATAAAATCTACCGCCTCTAAATCACAGACCTCCAGTTGAATCTGCATTTGAGAATAGTATTCTGCCGGTACATATGTACCTGGCAACCGATTTTTCGGTGCCTTGATTTCAACTAGACGACCCATACGAGGCCCCGCTGTGACAAGTCCATCTGGACTCGCCGATAACCATTCATAGTCTCTGTGTGTGAATCGACCAAGTGTATCACAGACTTTGACTCCATACATGAGTTCGTAAATGTCACGGACTATCGGTTCAAATCGGTGCCCCCAACTTGTAGCCACCATATCTCCGTCGGGCTGTGCAAGTGCTACAGGATTCTGGGTTCTATCATTGACCGGTAGTTCCACCTTTGAACGTAAAAGTCGCTCACGACTTCCCGTTAAAATCTGATGGAATTCCGATGCTGTAAGACGGTTACGGCGCTGAGAATACCAGTCTGCTGAGTGTTGGGCCGTCTGAGGTTTATTCAGAAGTGCTTCTTGATATATAGGAATCAATGCATCTATTTCTAATTCTCTGTGTTGCCGAAACCAATCTCCCGCAGCGTCTAACAGTGCCTCTGTTAGTTCCTCTTCATCTGTTACGAGCGCTATCTCATTTTGTACTGCATTCCAAACTTCATCCGTCGTCTCTTCGTCGTCGAAGAGACCAGGGTTGTAAAGAGGAGGCAGAGTATCTATGCACCATGATGCAAGATCCATTATATATTCTGGTTGCTCCCTTCGTTTAAGACCGGAACCGACTTGCTCCTCCGAATTGTTGCTCTTGGTAGTACTTCTATGCGAAATGTTCGAAGACCACTTAGACCTACGCGTTCTTTAAGACCGCGTACAACTAATACCTTTGCTTCTACTGGGTCATACTCAATGGCAAGTTTTGTGTTTAGTTGCTTAGTTTCATATGCTTGAAGTATAGTGGCCAAGAGAGAGGCCGATTCTGCCGGACTTAGATCAGGATATGCCTGAACATATTTCCGTAAACGATCTAGTTTGGCACCGCGATCTAGTCTGGCCCATGGTTGATTAAAAGAAATCTGGTCAGCCGATAAGAATGCATCCAAACTATCCTCTGTAGCTTTTACAACATTGTCGCCCATAAACGGCCCTATAGGAACTACTGGTGTTGGTGTATTTATACGTTTGCGCTGAGTCTTATTGCGTTGCATCCTATGCATATTAGTGTACATTCGGTTTAAACCGTTGCATAAAATAGAGATGTCCACTAATCGTTCAACAAAAAAACACTGCCCGGCCGATGCTCCTCACATATGTGGTCGCCATACTATTGCACGAGGTCTATGTGTTCCTACATACAAAGATTGTGCATATCGTGTAGAGGGTTCGCGTCCTATACCTATTGTTCAAGAAGATGCTACAATGGCTGCTCAGGGTGCATCTTATGGATATGAAAAAACTTTTCTTGGTCTAAGTTGCTACTTGAACATTTCTAACATTGCACTTGATTATGATGCTACATTTGAAGGCGAGCCCGTCCCAGAAACTTTTTCACTGCTTACTTATAATATTTGGGGTCTTGCTGTAAAACCCAGAAGCCAACATCTATTTGGTCTACGAAAAAATGTACTTATAAACACTATTAGAAATGTAAATGCGGATTTATGTTTTTTTCAAGAAATGAGTGCATTTTCATATAATGAACTTAAAGATACTGCTTTATTTCATAAGTATCCATTTAAGAGCGAAGAGCCTTATCCTTCTGGAGTACAGAACCGTCGTCGTGGTGTAGATACTTACTGTCTTTCTCGCTATACACCAAATCGTGTAAGACAATTTGGCATAGAAGGAGTTCTCAATTATAAGAATGCACTAATGATTGTTGAATTTCCTAATCTAGTTGTCTATAATTTGTATAGTCAAGCTGGAAGTCGTGATAGCCCAGGACAAAAGAATGAGTGGTTGCATTATTCACGATGTCGTTTTGATATTCTTCAAAGCATATATGATATTATGATGGCAGAACACAGAGGTCAACGTATTGTTCTGTGTGGTGATTTTAATTTTGACTTAGATGGCTCTCGGAATGGTTGGCCCGAAACTGAAATGCTTCGTCAATTTAAGTCTATTGGTTTCATAGACACATTTCGTTACTTAAATCCACAGGATCCTGGATATACAGAAGATACATTCTTAAATGTGATGCGATGGAATCAGAAATTTATTGAAAAGTTTTATCGATTTGATGGAATTTTTTCTAAAGGTCTTCAACTACGGTCTTCTAGTATAATTGGTACAGAGACAACTCTTTTGACTAAAGAGGAAACAGATTGGTTTATTGAGAATATGTCTGACCACACAATATACGGAGATGATTTACCTTTACGGGGAATGGAAGGTAATCTAATGCAAATAAATCCTTCGGATCACTTTGGTGTGTTGACTATTTTTGGGCCTAAGTCTAAGAAAAGGAAAACATTAAAAAGTAATGGAAGTAGAACTCGTTTGTAGTCGTGGACTTCTTTATTCTTGTACGCACCATTCATTGAAGCCAAAATCCAGTGCAATCGATACAGACCATCTAGGTTCTAACATGAGTGGTTCAATCTATGTTTGTAGTGAGTCTCTATTATATTTTATTAATAAGTGTTTACCGCTGATTACTAAACCCTTTGTTCTGGTTTCAGGTGACTCGGATATGACTATAGATCCAATTCATTACAAGAGTCTAATTGAATGTCCATTACTCTTGGCCTGGTATGCACAAAATATGATTAATCCCGTTAAAAAATGTATTCAGATGCCTATAGGATTAGATTATCATACTATCTGGGCTAATCCTAGTCATAAATGGCTTACATCTGGTGAAGGACATTTACCTAAAGAACAAGAGGCTATCTTAAAAGGAATAAAGCCAACAGATAGACTATGTAAGATTTATGTGAATTTCGGAGCTCTTGATAAATACGGAGATAGAAGGTCAGCATTGTCAACAATTCCACAAGAATTAATGACTATGCATTTAAAACCGGTTCCTAGAACTCTTGTTTGGAAATTTATGGCCAGACATGCATTTGTCTTATCGCCTTTTGGTAATGGACTGGACTGTCATAGAACATGGGAAGCACTTGTTTTAGGTGCAATTCCTATTATACGAGGACGGCACTTTGAAGCCATGTTTGAAGGTTTGCCCGTTTTAATTGTTGATGCGTGGTCCGATGTTACAGCAGACTTATTAGAAAAGACTGTTAAACAATTCAAGATTAAGGAGTGGAAGAAAGAGAAGTTGACGTTGGCTTACTGGGTTCATTCCATACAGTCACATCTTCTTTGAACTTGGAGCCGGTATCAGTCAATATAAAACGACCTGATGAAAACCAGAGCTCAAGACCGTCCGTAATTCCTGAACCTTTACTAATAAATTTGATTGTTTCTTTAATTGTTTTTTTAGGAACACGGGGCATTTCTACTTTTCTATTAAGAAAAGTGTTTAGACGGGAACATCTAATATAGATACATATTTAGGGATGCATAAGAGTTCAACACCATTACCCGAATTTGCCCGTATTCATTCAATGGCCCGTGTACGGGTAGAATGGGATACTCGAGATACAGCCAATACACGACTATTCTCTACTATGTATCCGAATGCAGTAACATCGGCCGGTTTAGCCAAACATCCGACTCACGGAGCCGAGCCATTTATGCCAACGGCTAGTCAAATCGATGTTAAATTATATAAGAAACCATATTTCCCAGATAATCCAAATCCAGATGCTTCTGGAAAGACAGAGAGAAGTCGTCTACCAAAAATATCTTCCTCTATTCGAGATGTCCAGAGGTCGATTGTTGAAGACAATCGGTTCAGGAATACAGATACTGATGCACGAATTATTGAACGCGTGTTTAATCAAAAGCTACCATAACAGGAAGAGCATGGTGATTAACAGACTTCATTGCTGATTGACTCATCTCTTTACGCTTTCTACGACCAGTATTAGAGGTTGACTCCGGTGCCTCTTTGTAATGCTCCCGGAAACTAACATTCATGTCCTTTTCGATATCAGATGCATGTGTTGTAATATAATTTATGACTCCCTTTTCAATCGCCCATCTGAAAAAATTCAGTTGACCCACCGTCGTCTCCTCAATAGGGGGATGACCGCGGACCTGGAAACTAATACGCTCTCGCCGGCAGAATGGATCAAAGAGACGCTTTGAATATGCCTTTAACTCGCGCTTATAATGGAAATGTACCATAAACTGTCTATCTTCGTGTGTATAACACACATTGAATTTCTTAGAATAATTCGTGACGAACCAGTCAATGAGACGTAGACTTACAGAAGTCTTACCTGTTAGAATTGGAAGGATTGCTTCTAAGTGACCCGGCAGATTATAGAAATCTTGAAGCCAACGAACTATAAAATCTTGACGATTTTGGACTCGATTTTTTACAGTTTGTCTTTCCATGGCTGGCTTTTACAATGAGGTGTGTGTTTAGACCGTGTCATTAATATTTGTAGAAGAGTAGGGGAAATGTCGGTGCCTGCTCCAGTTTTAGAGAGATTTAATGGTAGAAATGTTAATGAAATTATTGATAATATTTCAAAAGGGGATATCGATACGGCACATGGGATAATAACAACAAAATTAGGTGCGGTTAATTGGCCCATAAATCATAATATAGATGCAAAACAATTTGATAAAGTCTATATTACAAGTGATATTCACGCAGATGTACATAAATTCTTGAAATTATTAATTGCAGAACAAATAATAGATTCACCTACTAAACCAGATTCAACATATTCTAAAGATGATGTTATACAATATTATTTGACTGAAGGGTCCTTTTCTATGAACAGAACTCTTTTAATTATTGTTGGTGATCTTGTTGATGGAAAACGTAATACAACAGAAGTTCAAGGGTCTAATGGTGTAGAAGAACTTCTTTTACATTTGCTCTTATTTAATTTAAGAGTATCTGCACATTCAAAAGGATCCGATATTCTTTTTACTATTGGAAATCATGATTATGGAACAGTATTGTCTGATACTATAGACCCAATTTTTTATTCTAGATATGTTACACATGAAGCAAAAATTTTTTTTAAGACCCATGTTAATCGTGCACGCATATTAGCACCATTTTATGCATTATCTCCATACTTTATTTTAAATCTTATGAATGGAACTTTAGGACCAGAAATTACATGTATTCATGCAAGTTTACATCAAAATGATAAAACAATTGTAGAAAAAGCAATAAATTCTATACAGACAAAAATAGATACAAGTACTGATAAGTTGTCTGAACTTGGTAAAGAACACGTAGAATTACAGACTTTAATAAGAGGAGATTCTGGTGGACTATGGACAAGAATATATGCAGAAGAAAATATTTGTAATCTTTTACCTGAAAATAGAACAATTGTTGTGGGTCATTGTCCTACACCTACAACATCTTTTGGACATATGCAAAGTCTTTTGGGAGATATAAAATACGCTGGATGTAATGGCCATTCGACACCCTATACAAAAGGGTGTGTTGTATCTGATTGTGATGATAAAGGTTATCCTAAGTTAGTATTTGTTGATATTGGAATGTCTTCCGCATTTGGTTATAACGATGTTCCAGGAGAATTTTTACTGTTAGAACATGATGGTGGACCTCGCTGGTTTAATAAAATGAGCAGAAAATTAGTTGGAGGAGCTCGCACAGATATTGTTAAAGCATTACCACAAAAACCTCTAGGGCCAAAACCTCTAGATAAAAATGATTTATGTCAAAAATTAGATGAATTAAATAAAAAGCAAATTAAAGAAGCAGATAATCCTACACCCCCACCTCCACCAGGACCTCCTCTAGTACCACCTCAACCTCCAGGACCACCTCTAGTACCAGGACCACCATCACCTCCAGGACCTCCAGGACCTCCAGGCTCAAAAATAGAAACAAAAACTTGTTCAGACAGTAAATATGGAATTCCTATATGGGCCTGTAGTATCTTAAAAGATTCTGATATTAATCCTGATTGTAAAGGCAATGACATTCTAACACCTGAATGTCTTGGTTATGCAATGTATGAACAAGTAAAGATTGCAGAAAAATATAATGAAAGTCACACAGAAAATTTTACACAATACAATAAAAATGTATTAGATCTTAGTGCAGGTACTCCAGAACAACAAACAAATAAAATGAAACAATTTCTGATGAGATATCCTGACTCTACGGTTACTATAAATAATGTGACACTACCTATTGCTAATCCTTTTAGAGCAAGGGCTTCTCGTATGAAAGCATCTTTTGCTAATCCAGCAGGTAATATAATAGCCACCACAAATGCCGAAATTATTAAGAAATTAGGATACAGTGATATTCTGTTAGATAAAAGAATGACAATAAATTTCCTTGAATCATTATGGTATTGTAGTAAATTTCCTACTCTAGAAGGTGAGCGGTGTACACCCGCCCGTATAATAGGTCTTTTGCGTCAATTTGAAAATTCTAAGACAATGATAGAATCTGACCAAGTTAAAAAATCTGAAGAAACTAACTGGGATTTTTTGAAACAATATATTTTCAAGGCCCTGTTTTTTCTAAAACCAAATATTGACTTATATCCTCTTGAATTATTGAGTAAACCTGTAAATAAAAGTCTAAGTGTACCTCTTAGTAGCAGTGGAGGTGGAGGTGGTGGAGGTGGTGGAGGTGGTGGTTGGATTTTGAGGGCAAGGGAGGGCTGGCCGTCAGGAGG